ATTTAAATAAATTGACCCAATTGAAAGATCCCGGTTCCTTCAACTTCAGTCCAATAAGCTTTGAAGAAGCTTGCTGTGGAATCCCTGGAGTGCCTTTTTTTGAAGCCATTCCACGAAGTACCAGCGCGGGTTTTCCGTACGTGTTGGATCCAGCCCCTGGATATAAGGGAAAGGAAGCTTTCTTTGGAAAAGGAGTTGATTACGACTTGTCTAGCAAAGAATGTATAAAACTAAAAGACGAATGTGCGAAGATATTACAACTCGCTGCAAAGGGTAAACGCTCCTTGCACGTGTATGTAGATAGCTTAAAAGATGAGGTGGTCACCTTCAAGAAGAAGAGTGAGAATCGAACTCGTCTAATATCCTGTGCACCATTAGCTTTGGTCATTGTCATGAGAATGTACTTTCTTCCGTTCTGTAGATTTATAATGTTGAACCCAATAGAGAATGGATCAGCTGTGGGTGTTAATTGTTATTCTGACCAATGGTCACAACTAGCCTCGCATTTAACTGGCCTTGGAGATAGGGTGGTCGCTGGCGACTTTAAGAACTTTGATGGTTCGCATTCAGCTTCGATCCTACAAATAATAGGTAATTCGATATCCTGGTTCTGTGGTGGCAGCGCGGAAGACGGAGTGATCCGTAATGTATTATTTGCTGAGATTTACAATTCCATCCACGTTAACGATGATCTAATATACATGTGGAATATTGGAATGCCATCGGGTAACCCACTAACTACAATTGTTAACACCTTTGCGGTTAATCTATATTTTAGGTATGCCTGGTGCATACTACACCGAGAAGGATATATGGCAATAAAGCTATTCGATGACAACGTGAAAATGATCGCGTATGGAGATGATGTAGTCGCCAATATTTCTGTAGATTGTGTTGGCTGGTACAACCAAAATTCTATTTCAGAGGCCCTTGCCACAATAGGACTCACGTATACAACGGAAACAAAGGAGTCAGGGGAAGCAGCGCCCTACCGAAAATTGTCAGAAGTTAGTTTCTTGAAACGAAGCTTCGCATGGGACGCTGGTGATTCAAGATTTCTTGCGCCTCTGGAGTTAGAGACCGTTTTGCAAATAGCATACTGGGTAAAGAAAGGCCCAGATATGAATGAGAGGTGCATGGTAAATCTTGAAAACTCAATGAAGGAGCTGGCTCTCCACGATAAGGTCACGTTTGACACGTGGGCCCCAATAATGCTGCGGAAGTGTTTCGACACCTTTGGCCATGTTCCAGTTGTTGTTGATCAACAACTGCTTCGGAGGATGGTGAGGAATTCGCAGGTCTTCTTCTAAATTTGTGTGAACGCTAGTCGTGGTTGACTATAAACTACTACTGACATCGTTGCGTGATGTCTTTTATATAGCACGATAGTAGTCTGACGAGCTACTTGGACACAGTCACTTTCGGTGTGATCTTCGTCTCCCAGGCCAAATCTCTGGACAATAATGGGAAACGCATGCTGCCGAATTAGAGGGTGGACTTTTTAGTCTTACCGCACAGGGGCGCCCGGAGCACTCCTCCAAGACCCAGTGCACCAGAGTGCAAATGTTCCAATAGGTGTAGGAACATTGAAGTACACCACCTGCTACTAACAACAATAACAACAACAACCCCGTGACCGAACCCCAAAAAATAGTCGCTATCTGTGATGAAGAACAGATAACTTGTTTCGCGGACGATAAAGTCGTGGAGACACTAACTACGCCATCCTTCGCCTTACCAGACCCCATGCTCGATCTCAGCATGAGTGACGTTAGGGAACACACTTTGAAAGACTTCTTACAACGCCCTATCTTAGTTGACTCACCCTCGTGGGGAACAGCATCTTCGATGGGGACGGTTATCAACGCCTACAACTTCCCAGAATCCTTATTGACGAATACAATGTACGCTTCAAAGATAGCCAATTTCTATGGATTTAGGGCCTCTATGGTATTTCGCTTAGTTATAAATTGCGAACGTTACCAGCAAGGTCGGTTAATCCTCACCTGGTTCCCTCAGGGCCAAGTCAATACTGATAAATACGCCCAAGCCCACAGCAATATAGTTTACGCAACGCAACTGCCCCGAGTAGATTTTGATGTTTCGGTCGATACAGCGG